ACACAATTACAGCTTTAACTTACGTTCCTGGTAAATACGAAAATATCGAAAAAGGAAAAGATTTAGTACCAAGAACTATATCTTTGTTAAATGCGTTTAAAGAACCGCCTACTGGTTTAGGTGCTGTAGAAAAAATTGTAGTAATAAATAATTTAGCTGTATCAAAAATTATTGTTTCATGGGAAGTAAGAACAGGTGTCAATCAATATCTTGTCCAATACAGATTTAATAATACAAACTGGATAAGTGAAACAGTATTTAGACCTGACATTGAAATACTAAATAGTCAGGCAGGATCTTATGAAATTAAAGTTTTTTCTTTTAATGCTGCTCTTACTTTATCAAGGACTTCTTCAAATATAACTTTCATTGCAAAAGGTAAATCAGAGATTCCTGGTCCTGTAAGAAACTTAAGCTATGAACCTATCGACTCGAAAGATGTAAGACTCAGATGGGATTTATCTACTGATCCCGATGTTATACATGGTGGAAGAGTATATGTGAGGCACAGTACACAAACAGATGGTCAAGGTACGTTTCAAAATTCAGTTGATCTTATAAAAGCAATTCCAGGGAATAGTACTTCTGTTACCGTACCTTTGTTGGAAGGAGAATATATTTTAAAGTTTCAAGATGATGGAGGTCGTTTTAGTACAGAAGAAACCAGCGTAATTGTTGATTTACCTGATTTAATAGATTCCAAAATTGTAATGAATGACAGAGAAGATACAGATTTACCTAATTCATTTGCAGGAAATAAAAGAAATACGGCAAAAAATGCAGGAGGTTTAGAGTTAGCAGATGTAACAGTTGTAAAGTCTGGAACCTATAGTCAAGTAGGTAAAATTATTACTTGTACAGTTGCAAACCACGGAATACAAGTTGGAGAATTTTTAAAGTTTAATTTTACTGGTGGAGAAGCAGAAGATTTAGACTATACAGTTGCTTCTGTTCAAAATGCAAATACTCTTACAGTTGAAGCAGACCGTAGTGTTAACACTTCTGGAAGTGTAAGTATTGATAGAGGTTTAAGAGGATTTTATGATTTTGCCGTCACGTTAGATTTAGGTGCTATTTTTTCTGTTAATTTCAGAAGAATTATTAAAGCATTTGGTTTTGGTGTAGGGGGTCAACTTACAGATGGTTCATATACTCAATCTGGCACTATAGTAACTATTACTGCGTTAGATTCAAGTGGAAATGCTACTGCTCATGGAAGATCAGCAGGAGATTATGTTAATTTCACACCTAGCAGTGGATCAACAAGCGGTGTTTATAAAGTAATAAGCAATAATCTCACTACTACCAGTTTTCAAATAGAGGCAGTGCCAAGTGCTACCGTATCTTCAGCTACCGCTTGTATTTTTAACTTTGTTAATACAATAGATACTTTGATACCAGCAGGGTCTTTTTGGAACAATTATGCAACAGACGGCAACTTTGATGGTCCTGCTATAGATGATGTAAGTGCGTTTTTATCTGTCAGTATAACTCAAGATGATCCTGGTACTGGTTCTCCTACATACAGTAACTACCAAACTTTTGCCAATGGAACGTATAAAGGTAGAGGGTTTAAATTTAGATGCACATTAGAATCTGGTTCTGCTGCAAATAATGTAAACGTGCAGGAGCTTGGAGTTATTGCTGAGTTTGAATCAAGAACTGAAAGATCACATCTAAATTCAAGCAATGAAAGTGTTACTACTCCTATAGATTCGGGTACTTCAGCTAATGGAGTAGATGTAACTTTTGCTAACCCATTTTTTACAGGAACAACAGCTTTAGGAAATGCTAATACCCTTTTGCCTTCTATCGGAATAACTATTGCTAATGCTGCTAGTGGTGAATATTTTGTTATCAAACAAGATTCAAATGGTAATTTTTTAAATGCAGCAGGAGCAAATATAAATGGTAAAGGCTTTAATTTAGTTATAAAAAATTCTAGCAATCAGCCAGTAAATAAAAAATTTACATTTCAGGCTGTCGGTTACGGTAAAGGCGTGTAATATAGAGTAAAAGATTTTTTGTAGTGTCAACATTTCAAAGGGGTACTAAAGACATAGAAAATGCCTCTGGCTTAGTAGTCAGAGAAGATATGCAAGATACCATCAAAGCAGTGGCAGCACATAATTATGGTCCGTTAAGTTCAGGTGGCGAGTTATTACCTACAGAATTTATAGCCGAAGATAGTGGAACACCAAAGAAATTATTTATAAGAGGTACAAGTGGAGGTAATTTAGCTCAACGAGGAGTTACAGGTAGTGCAACTTTATATGAAGTAGGAAATCTAGATGAAGATAATTTAGGATTGGTAAAAAGATCAGGAGATACATTTTCAGGACAAGTATTATTTAGTGGTTCAAATAACAGTTCAAGTCCTGCAATTAGTTTTGCTGGAGATACAGATACAGGTATTTACAGGCCAGGATCAGACGTTATGGCTTTTAAAACTGGCTCAGCAGTTAGAGCTAGTGTTGGTAGTTATGGAATTGAAATAACTTTTGGTGGTAGCTTAGAACTTAAAAACGCTGCTCAAACTTATTACACAGGTTTAACAGCCAATGACAATATTAGTGAAAGCAGGACTTATATATTACCAGAGACAAAAGTAGACGGAGGTTTTTTAAAAGTTGGTAGTACTAACGGTGATAATTCAACATTAACGTGGGAAGCTGTTGCTTCTGTACCTGTAGCAGCAGTATTTTGCATGGCTACATCAGACGTACCAGATGGTTATTTAGAGTGTAATGGCGAAAGTATATCTGGTTCAGGTTCAGTGCAAGGAGTAAATAAAAATTTACTTGGAAATTTACGAGCTAAAATAGGAAATAGTTTACCTGATCTTAGGGGAGAATTTGTTAGAGGTTGGGCAAGTAATACTACCGACTCAACAAGAGATGCGGGCCGACAAATTAGGCAAGGTCAATCAAGTGATATTGTAAGCCATGATCATGGTGCTACATCTACTGCAACTGTTACTGATCCATCGCATCATCATAGCCCTACAACTGGTAATTCAAACAACAGCACAGCCGAAGGTGCTTCTCTTGCTGTTAATGATAGGATTGTTGGTAACTATGGAAGTGGTAATGGTCAGGGTTTAGGTCCTTTAGGAACTAGACAATTTATGAATAATAATACTTGTGGAATTAGTGTTAGTGTCTCAACAGACGTACATCATCATGGAGGATCAGAAACCAGACCTCGTAATGTAGCATTAATGTACATCATTAAATATTAGTTATGGCAGTTACACCTGGAATTTACAACATGACTATTCAGCGAAGAACGGATCATAGTATTCAGATCGTTTTTAAGGATAGTAGTAATAATGCAATAGATTTAACTGGATATACTGTTGAAGCACAGGTTTGGGAAGAAACACGCACCACAAAATATGCTGATTGGGCAGTGACATATACGAATAGAACAACTGGAACGGTAGATATAGCTCTTACTGATGCACAAACAGCGACATTTACACCTAATTTATTAAAATATGATGTATTACTAACTAATCCTTCTGGATTAAAAGAGTATTATTTAGAAGGAGACATCTTTATGAGTGAGGGTTACACAGCATGACTTCTGTTAACATTTCAACCACGAAGAATAATGTTACAGTTAATGAAGGTGATACAACTGTAGTTACTGTAGCTACCAGAGGTCCGCAGGGTCCAAAGGGTCTAGACCTAGATGAATCTGCAAAAGTTAACGGCTCTGTTGTTTACTATGACTCAACTTCTGCTACATTTAAAGCAGATGCAACTACCACCAAATTAACACTCGTCGACGGAGGAAATTACTGAAATGGCTAACACCTTAAGGATTAAAAGATCCACTGGCTCATCAGCACCCACTACTCTTGAAAACGCTGAGTTAGCTTTTTCTGAAGGTAGTAAAACCTTATTCATTGGAATTGGAACGGGGGGATCGGGTGGTTCTGCTACAACTATTGAACCTATTGGTGGAGAGGGTAAGTTTTTTGATAAAGATACAGTAATAAATGCAAATAAGATATTATCAGGACCAACAACAGGATCAGATGCAGCACCTACATTTAGGTCTTTAGTTTCAGATGATATACCTTCTTTAGCACATACAAAGATCAGTGATTTCGATGCAGGAGTTAGAACAAATAGATTAGATCAGATGGCTGCTCCTACAGGTAGCGTGTCTTATAACTCTCAAAACATTACAAACGTAGCTGATCCAGTAAATGCTCAAGATGCTGCGACCAAAGGTTTTGTAGAAGCAACGGCTCAAGGACTTGATGTAAAAGATTCTGTTAAAGCTGCAACTACAGCAAACATCACAATATCTACTGCTCTTAATAATGGCGATACATTAGATGGCGTTACTCTTGCCAATGGAGATCGTGTTCTTGTCAAAGACCAATCTACTCAATCTCAAAATGGTATCTATGTTGTTGGATCGTCACCTGCCAGGGCTGCTGATTTAGCTGCTGGTGCTAATGCTGCTGGTTTCTTCACCTTTGTTGAGCAAGGAACGGTTAATGCTGAGAATGGTTTTGTTTGTACTTCTAATAATGGAAGTGCTGTAGTAGGAACAAATAATCTTACTATTGCTCAGTTCTCTGGTGCTGGTCAGATTACAGCAGGAAATGGCCTACAAAAATCTGGAAATACATTAGATGTAGATTTAAAAGCTAATGGCGGTCTTGAAATTCAATCGACAAAAATTGCTGTCAATCTAAATGCTAGTTCTATATCAGGAACGCTTTCTATTTCAGACGGAGGAACAGGAGCCACAAGTGCTTCTGCTGCAAGAACTTCATTGGGTCTTGTTATTGGTACAGACGTTGAGCCTCACACTGATAAACTTACAGAACTTAGCACTATGGCTCAAGGCACGGCAGATGCTTTAGCTGATCTAACAGGAACAGAGGTACAGATTCTAGATGGTGCGACAGTAAGTACAGCAGAAT